AAAGTTTCCTAGAAATAATTATCAAGTGGATGGTGTAGAACTAGCTTGCAGTACAATTCCAAATAATATTAAATACGCACAATATGAACTAGCTAGAGCCTTAGCAAATGATACTGGTGCTATAACTGGTACTACTGGTAAAGATGGTAATTTTTCTGAAGTAAAACTTGGAGATTTACAAGTTAAATATAATACTGATAGTCAGGGAACTGGTTCTGTTAATAATATTATGGATGTTTACCCTTGGTTACAAAGTTATCTTGGAGCATATATGCTAGGTGGAGCAGGTGCTTTTCAGATGAGGGTAGTTAGAGGATAATGGCAGGTCAATTAGATTCATTATTTAAAAGTGTTGCTAAAAGCGTTGTTGCTGATTTAGGCACTTCTTTTGACTCAACTATTACTTATGTTAAAAAGGGTGTTTCTAGTTATAACGTAGAAACAGGAGAACAAGTTAATATAAATACAACTTATTCAAATATAAAAGTACCAATTGAATTTATTAAGTCTGAAGATGATGAAGGGAAAGAAATTAGGCAAGCAAAGTTATACATAACTCCTGATTTGATTGGTGATAATCAAGTTGATTTTGATGATGAAATTAAATTGACATATGCGGGAGAAACAAGAACAACGCAAATTTACGATATAGATACTAGAAGAGGTGGACAGGTGTATTTATTTACAGTATTGGTGCGATTCTAATGGCAAGAAAAAAAGATTTTTTAAAAAGTGATCCTATTGGTGATCTTGAAGCCGAATTAAATCGTGATTTTAATACTGTTATAAGAAAAGCACATAAGAGTTTAGGAACAAAAACTCATAGTCCAGTTCGTACTGGTTTTTTTGCATCAAGTTGGAAGGTTGCTAATACTCCTCCAAAAGCTAAAGATGATATTCTTAAATTCAAACCTTGGTCAGACATGAAAAAACAAGAGTCATTAGCTTTTTTCAAAAGAGATAGGAGTTTTAAACATAGTCCGAAAATACAACCACGATTTAAAGTGACAAGAACATTTAATATTAAAAAAAGTGTTTTTATTGGTAATACTGTTAAATATGCTTCTTATGCTTTAGAAGGAGGTAAAATACAAAATTTTGTACAAGGTCGTATGGGTCAAATTATCAAAGAAAACATGAAAGAAAAGAAAGGGAAGTTATTTTTACTTGGCAAAGAAACATCAGGTTTTGGTGGTTCACTTACTGGTATTGGTTACACAGACGTACTTTAATTATGACTTTAGTAAAAACAAGAGCAGCATTTGAAAAAGCAGTTACAGACGCAGTTTCGGATGTAGATCCAACTGTTTCTATGGTTTATGACAATGTTACTTTTACGACTTCAGGTAAGACTAAAAAATATGTAATGATGATGATAAATTACACATCTTCTACATTACAAAATCAAGGAGCAAGTTCAGATTTTTATTCAGGTGTAATCCAATGCAATATTTACGTTCCAAAAAGCAAAGGAACAAGTCAATTAGCTGAAATAGCTGAAGCTGTTATTGATGGTTTAACCTCTGTAAATGCTTCGGGATATACAGATACTTTTAGTGTAAAACCAAGAGTGCAAGATATAAATGGGCCTACAATGCTTGAAATTGAAGATAGAAGTCATTTCGTTGGTGTAATATCTTGCCAATTTACCGCTAACGCTTAATATAGTAGAGTAATATAATTTTGATATGACAAGAGCGATTGAACTTCTAAAGAATAGTTTTGGTGTAAGCCAGCTATATCAACATGACGTAGTTAAAGACGGAAAAATTATTTTTAGTGTTTATTGGCATCCACTTACTATAGCTGAAAGAGAATCAATACAAAGAAAATCTAATGTTGATGATGTTAATGATTACGCATTGGCTTTAATGATTACAAAAGCACTAGATAAAGATGGAAATAAATTATTTCAAGATGGTGATAAAGCATCACTTAGAAGAGAAGTAGAAGCAAATGTTTTACAAGAAATACAATTAGCTATGATTAATGCTGGTCAAGAAAAGGAGGTATCAGAGGCTAAAGCCGATTTGAAAAGCTAATAACCAATGGAAATTTATTTTTTCATTAGCTAAAGAATTAGGTAAAACTGTTGTTGAATTGTGTGAGACTTTAACAGTTGAAGAAATGATAGGTTGGGCTGCCTATGCTGAAATAGAACATGATGAATATGAAAAACAAAAAGAACAAGCACAAAGAAATAGTGCTATAAAAGGCAGAAGAAGGTAATATAGAAGAAATATTTTAATTGTTATAAAAAGTGGCAAATTATCAGGTCAATTTAGAATTAGCAATTAGAGGTGCAAAGGATCTACAAAGAACAAGAGTAGAAACTAAAAGATTACAAAAAGAAATAGATATTTTAAATAAACGTGCTCGTCTACAATTTCCAGCTACAGTTAAAAATTTTAATAATTTATCCAAAGAAGTTGGTCGTGTTCGTAGGGCAGTAAGTGAGGCAGCTATAGGAACTGATCATTATAGAGTAGCTATAAAAAATGCTGTAGCAGTAGAAGAACAATTTAATAAACAATTAGCTAATAAGAAAAAACTTTTTAAGATAGAAAGAATGGCTTATAAAGAGGGAATAAGTTTTAGTCAAGCAAAAACAAAAGTAATACAACAAGAAATTAAAGCTGAAAATGAATTAGCAAAAGCAAAACTTAGAAGAAGTGGTGTTGGATCTGCTCTTAGAAGAGGAGTTGGAGGTGCAGTAGGCAGTGGAATCATTGGTGGTGGTTTTCCATTACTGTTTGGACAAGGACCGTTATCGGCTTTAGGTGGTGCAGCAGGTGGTGTAGCTGGTGGTGCATTATCAGCCATACCAGGCATGGGTCAGTTTGGTTTCGCATTATCTATAGCTGGTACAGCCATTGGTTCGGCTATGGAAGATTTAAGTGAAGCAATGCGTAAGCCAGAAGATAATATTGAAAATTTAATTGGAAAACTAGGGTTAGTTGGAACTCCTACTGAAAAGATGGCTAAAGAGTTAGAGAAACTAGGTTTAAAAGGTTCAGCAGCAAAATTAGTTATGGACAAATTTAATGAAAAATTTGGCGATGCACCTGGTATTTTAAAAGAAAATTCTGAAAAAATGCTTGAATTTAAAAATAAAATAAATGAATTAGGTACAGCTATAACTTTATTTTTAGGTAAAGCGTTAGTTCCATTTATTGATTCAGTAATGAGTGGAATAACGCAAGGAAGTTTATTAAAATCATTAGAAGCTCAAGAGGGCACAAATTTTAGTAAGGCACAACAATCTATTGTAAATCAATCTCAATTAGAGGCTCAAAGATTATTTAAAACTACAAATCAAGGTAAGGATATTGGTAAAACTTATAGTCAAATTTTTGACGAAAGACTTACTTTAAATCTTAAAAAAGCAGTTAGCTCACCAGATGTTGTTCCAAATTTATTATCAGGAGCTCCTCAAGGCGGTCCTCCTCCAACAAATCCAACTCAAGATTTTATTGATAAAACAAAATTTAATAAAGAAATTTTACCTTTGCAACAGGCTTTAGAAATTGAACAAAACAGGTTTACTTTAAGCAGTGAAAGATTAAATCTTATGCAAGAACAATTTGAACTAACTAATTTAGAAAACGAATTAGAACTCTTAAAACTAGATAATAAAGGAACAGAAAACGGGTTACATGATGACACTATAAAAAAATTAGAAGCACAGATTAATTTACAAGAAGCTGTTGTTCATAATGCAAAAGCACTCGTAGATCCTTTTAGGCAGATGTCTAATATAATTGCTCAAGACATGGGTAATGGTATTAAAGAATTAATAAGAGGTACTGAAACTTTAGGTGGTTTATTAAATAATGTATTAAATAAGATGGCTGATGCCTTTTTAAATTTAGGGCTTTTTGGAAATATAGGAGGATCATTTTCACCTGGATCGGGGTTGCTAGGAAAAATATTTAAAGCAGATGGAGGCCCTGTGAAAGGTGGAGGAAGTTACATAGTCGGAGAACGTGGGCCTGAAATGTTTACACCAGGGGTTTCTGGAAGGATTACTCCAAATCATGCTCTTGGTGGTTCAACTAATGTAGTAGTAAACGTAGACGCTTCTGGATCTAACGTAGAGGGAGATGAACAACAAGGTAGAGAACTTGGTCGTCTTATATCAGTTGCTATACAATCTGAGTTAGTACAACAGAAAAGACCTGGAGGTTTACTTGCATAATGGCTACTTTTCCCTCAATAACTCCTACTTACGGAGTCCAAAAGAGATCATCACCAAATACTAGAACTGTTCGTTTTGCTGATGGTTATGAACACAGAATATTATTTGGATTAGCAGAACATCAAAATCCTAAAGTTTATAGTCTTACTTTTGAAGTATCAGAAACAGATTCCGATACTATAGAAACATTTTTAGATGCAAGAGCAAACGATAGTGCCAGCTTTGATTTTACCCCTCCAGGAGAAGCTAGTTCATCTAAGTTTGTATGTGATGGATGGAATAAATCTATGCCTTATTTAAATAGAGCAAGAATACAGACAACATTTAGAGAGGTATTTGAACCATGAGTACTGG